AGAATAAGGAGAGTCATGTGGCTGTTGTCCAAATCAGTAGAATACAGATCCGTAGAGGACAGAAAAATCAAGGATTAGGATTACCCCAGCTAGCCAGTGGAGAGCTTGGCTGGGCAATTGATACACAGGAACTATACATTGGTAATGGTAGCCTAACTGAAGGCGCCCCAATGCTTGGCAATACAAAGATACTTACTGCCAGAGATAATATATTTAAACTTGGTGATGCTTATGCTTACAAAGAGGATTATCCTTTTGTTCAAACAGGCTCAGCACCAGCAAGCCCTACCACACGCTCTCTACAAGACAGGTTAGATGATGTAGTATCCATACGAGCATTTGGCTGTATGGGTGATCCACTAGATGATGTAACAGAGGAATTCCAGAGAGCAATAGATCAACTGTTTATAAACAATGCTACAAAGGGTGATCCCCGTAGCAGAGTTGTGCTAAATATTGATCCTGGTACATATACTATTTCTAAAACTATATACATTCCTCCATATGCTACAATTGTTGGAGCAGGTGTAGATAAAACTATAATTGATTATATAGGAATAGGGGCTGCCTTTATAACAGTAAATGATCTCAGCCAACCTGGACTTCCAGCTCTCGATGAAGTTTCTGTTGATAGTGCTACAACTTACAACAATCAGCCACGCTCTATAAGATTAGAGAATTTAACAATACAACACGCAGACAAAAATGGCATAGGAATACACTTATCTAGTTGCAAACAGTCTATTATTAATAATGTTAAGATAAAAGGTAGTTGGGTAATTGGCGATTCACTTACTCCTATTCATGCTACAGAACTATCTAGAAGTGTTGGTATATTATTAGACTCACTGAGTTCTGTTGTTAAGACTAGTAATGTAACTATCACAAACACTATTATATCTAACTTTACATATGGTACAATTGCTAATCAATATGTTATAGAAAACTTATATGATAGATGTACATTCCATGATTTAGGACGGGCTATAGTCTTTGGTGCTCAGATGAATACTAATAATGAGTTACCTTGTAATAACATTATATCAAACTCTACATTTGATGATATACATTCTGAAGCTATAAAAATTGATAGAGGAAGAAATAATCTTAGCACAAATAATACATTTAGAAGTGTAGGTAACTATGGCGGCAATGAGTATCAATCTATTACACCAATTTTAGATTTTAACTATACAACAAACGAAACAGTAAATGATTATTTTCATAGAACTGATTTATTGAGGACCGAGTTTGTTGTAGCATCTACATATATTGCTGAAGTAAAAGGCAATGTTAACCATCAGAGTGGTTATACTCATGATTGTATGATATATACTTCAAGCACACCTGAGAATGTGCTGCGGTTACCAGCTGAACAAAATCAAAGTTATACACTAGAATACTATATGTTTAATCAGAGTTATGATTTACAACGAACTGGTGTGTTAACTATTGCATGTGATAAAACAGGCGCTGATAAAGTTTACATTAGCGACAGCTATGATCAAGTTGGCGATTCTAAATATGAAACAATAACTGGATATCTAAATTATGATATACATTTTTCCGGCGAGTTTATAAACGATGGAACATCAACAGATCCGGTGTATTCAATTTATTTGAGAGCCACTAGTGATTTTGTTGCCCCAACCTATTTTAGATATAAGCTGGTGAATCATAAACTAAAATTCTAATATGTTTGATAAAGGTTCTTATGAAGATCGTCTATTGTACTGGGCGATGTTTAGAGACTCTTTGGAAAAGAGTCAAGATCCATTACAGGATGTATCAGAGAAGTACAATAAAATAGAGCTAAAGAGTCAGGAGTATAATCCTTGGGATGAAAAGGATTGGCCTAGCCCTTGGACGTTAATATTTGAAAATAGGTATTGTGCTTTCCTACGCACGTTAGGAATGTGTTATAGCCTAAAACTAACAGAACGCTATAAAGACGAAGACTTGAAGTTTATTATAGCTAAAGATGAAGAATTACAGACACGCTATCTTTGCGTAGTAGATAACCATGTATTAGGAATGGATAATGAAATACTTTTGAAAGACGATATTGATAATAAATTTTCCGTGTTAAAAGAAATTAATATAAATGACTTAATAAAAGGATAAGAATGTCAGAGATCAATATCATTAAAAGAACTGGAGCTAAAGAACCACTAAACATAGATAAGATCCACACTGTAGTGGAGTTTGCTTGTGACGGACTCGCAGGCGTAAGTAGTAGCCAAATTGAGATGAACGCAAACATCCAGTTTTATGATGGTATTACTACACGGGAAATTCAAGAAGTCCTTATTCGTAGTGCTAATGATTTAATATCATTGGACCACCCTAACTATCAATATGCCGCAGCTAGACTTTTATTATACGGAACATATAAAGAAGTATTTGGCGATTACTGTACTATCCCACTAAAGAATCTAATTGAACGAAATGTAAAACTAGGAGTATATGATCCTGAGATCCTAGAACTATATGATGAAGAAGAACTAAACAAACTCAATACATATATTGCTCACAAGAGAGATGAGAATTTTACATACGCTGGGTTACGTCAGGTAGTGGACAAATACTTATGTCAAGATCGTAGTACGGGTCAGTTATATGAGACACCGCAATATATGTATATGATGATTGCTGCTACACTCTTTGCTAAATACCCACCAGAAACACGCCTCTCCTATGTTCGCAGATACTACAACGCAATTTCGCTATTTAAGATAAATGTTCCAACTCCCATTATGGCAGGGGTACGAACACCTATGCGACAGTTTGCTAGTTGTGTATTAGTAGATTCTGATGACACTCTCGATTCTATTTTCTCATCAGATATGGCTATTGGACGTTACATAGCACAGCGAGCAGGCATTGGTATCAACGCAGGACGCATCCGTGGAGTCAATTCAAAAATACGTGGCGGAGAAGTAGCACACACTGGTGTTATCCCATTCCTAAAGAAGTTTGAATCTACGGTTCGTTGTTGCACACAAAATGGAGTACGGGGAGGATCAGCAACTGTACACTTCCCACTATGGCATCAAGAGATAGAAGATATCCTTGTGCTAAAAAATAACAAAGGCACAGAGGACAATCGTGTTCGCAAGCTAGACTACTCAATACAAATGAACAAAACAATGTATGAGAGATTGCTTGGGGATGGTGAGATTACACTGTTCAGCCCGCACGATGTTCCAGACTTGTATGACGCATATTTTGGAGAGCCAGAGAAGTTCAAAGAGCTATACGAAAAATATGAGAGAGCTACAAGTATCAAAAAGAAAAAGCTCAAAGCAATGGATCTATTTTCAGATTTATTAAAGGAGCGAGCAGAAACAGGGCGCATCTATATTATGAATGTAGATCACTGTAATACTCATAGCAGTTTCAAAGACACTGTATATATGAGTAACTTATGTCAAGAAATAACCCTTCCAACCAACCCATTACAACATATAGACGACACTGACGGAGAAATAGCACTATGTATTTTGAGTGCAGTTAATGTTGGTGTGATTGAAAACTTTACAGACTTACACGAAATATGCGAGCTGGCAGTACGAGCACTAGACGAAGTGATTGACTACCAGAGATATCCAGTGTTAGCAGCAGAGTATGGAACAAAAGCTCGTCGCAGTTTAGGTATTGGTTATATAGGCTTGGCCCACTTCTTGGCACGACACAAAATGGGATATAATGATCCAGGCGCTGTTGATTTAGTTCACCATTTAACAGAGGCATTTCAATATTTCTTATTGCTAGCAAGTAACCAACTCGCCAAAGAGAAAGGACCTTGCACTGCTTTCCCACGCACTAAATACTATGATGGCATCCTTCCTATTGATACTTACAAAAAGGATTTGGATGATATATGTGGAAAGCAGCATCACTATGATTGGGAAGCTCTTAGAATTGATATCAGAGAACACGGCTTACGGCACTCAACACTGTCCGCACAAATGCCATCAGAAAGCTCATCTGTTGTGTCAAACGCTACCAATGGAATCGAACCTCCAAGAGGATTTTTGTCCATTAAGAAAAGCAAAAAAGGGCCTCTTAAACAAATTGTTCCGCAGTATCAAAGCCTTAAAAATTACTACACCCTACTATGGGATATGCCCAGCAACGAAGGTTATATCAATATAGTAGCAGTAATGCAAAAATTCTTTGATCAGGCGATTAGTGGTAATTGGAGCTACAACCCCCTCAACTACGATAACAACGAAGTTCCTATGAGCGTAATGTTACGGGACTTGCTCACCACATATAAACTAGGATGGAAGACAAGCTACTATCAGAATACATATGATTTTAAGACTGATCCTAGTGACTTTGAAGAAACCGAAAGAAAAATTGAACCATTACCTGAGCTAGAAGATGCTGAGGAATGTGAGTCCTGCGTAATATGAGGCAATGAATGACGACTGTATTTAATAAAGACAAAATAGACTATACTAAACAACATATGTTTTTTGGTGCTCCACAAAGCACACAAAGATATGACGTGTTTAAATTTCCACAGTTTGATAAGCTAAATCAAACAATGCTAGGTTATTTTTGGAGACCTGAGGAAGTTAGCTTACAAAAAGATAGATCAGATTATCAAAATTTTAGACCCGAACAAAAACATATTTTTACATCCAATTTAAAATATCAAACATTATTAGACTCTGTGCAAGGGCGTGGTCCTTGTCTAGCATTTTTACCACACGTTTCACTACCTGAGCTTGAGGGTTGTATTGTAACGTGGGATTTCTTTGAGACTATCCACTCACGCTCATATACGCATATAATGAAGAATATATATGCTGATCCATCTGAGGTGTTTGATACTATACTTGATGATGAGAATATCATCAAACGAGCAGAGTCTGTTACAAGACACTATGATAAATTTATAGAGTTAGCAAGCGATAAAACTTCAAATATGAAAACAGTCAAGAAGAACTTGTTCTTGGCTATGATGACCGTAAATATCCTAGAGGGATTGCGTTTTTATGTTTCGTTTGCTTGTACCTTTGGCTTTGGCGAACTAAAGCTAATGGAAGGCTCTGCTAAAATTATTTCTTTTATTGCCCGTGACGAAGCACAACATTTGGCTATCTCAACACACATTCTAAAACTATGGATGCAAGGTAAAGATGATCCAGACATGCTAACAATAGCAGGAGAATGTGAGGAAGAAGTGTATAACCTTTGGCGTGAATGTGTAGCAGAGGAAAAGGAATGGGCAGAATATTTATTTAAAGATGGTTCAATGATCGGACTCAATACTACACTGTTGAATCAGTATGTTGAATACATCGCTAATAGGCGCTTACGAGCATTAGGCTATAATACAATATTTGAACAACCAGTAAATACAAACCCTCTACCATGGACACAACATTGGCTCACTAGTTCAGGCTTACAAGTCGCACCACAAGAGACAGAAGTAGAATCATATATTATTGGCGGTATAAAACAAGATGTAAATAAAGATAGTTTGAAAGGATTTACTTTATGATAGAGATATGGGGCAAGGATCAATGCACACAATGCTTCAAAGCCAAGACTTACTTAGAGACTCGTAACATAGACTATATATACAAAAAGCTAGGAGAAGACTTTACACGGGAAGAAGTGCTAACAGAGTTTGTTAATGCTAGAACATTCCCACAAGTCAAAATTAATAACACACCTGTTGGAGGATATGAGCAAATGATTACTTATATCGAGACAATGGGATTAGACACTAAAGGTGTAAATGCTAATTGAAACTCCATATAAAAAAGGAGATGTAGTAACACTGAAAACAGTAGCTGGACAAGAACTTATTGCTAGGTATGAAGGCGAGGATAGCTCAACAGTCATAGTCAATAAGCCACTAGTTACTGTTATTACACAAGAAGGAGCAGTGATGGCTCCTTTCTTATACACTGTTAATATGGACGCAACTATTAAACTAAATAATCAACAATTGTTGTGTGTAGTAAAATCCGCAAAAGAGGTTGCTGATGATTATCTACAGAGAACAAGTGACTTAGCAATATAAGGAAAACAATGACACTTCACGAAGAAATTATACAGGCATTCAATCTCTATCTAGCTGAATCAGCTACCTTTGAAAACAAAGGTACAAAAGCCGCAGCACCAAGAGCTCGTAAAGCATTGGGTGACTTAGGTAAACTTGTGACTGCTCGTCGCAAAGAGATTCAAGACAAAAAGAACGGAATGTAAAATGCCAGCTATTGCGAGAATAGGTGATACAACAGTAGGTACATGCCCCTTAGGACATCCAAAGTCACCATGGAGTGGTTCAGGAGTTATTATATCAGGAAGTGGTACAACATTTGCTGACGGTTCTGGGGTAGCAAGATTAGGCGATGCTGTCCTTCCAGGCTGTGGGCATGTAAGCTCAATTGTATCAGCATCAGGCGTATCATTTGCGGATGGAATTGGCGTTGCCAGGGTTGGCGACTCCGTTGCTGGACCATATGTAGCTACAATAGTATCTGGCTCTGGAACCAGCTATACAGCATAAATATATATATGAATGATGCAAGGAATTTAGCGATTTGGCTGATATGTATGTTAGTAATATTTGTTGTATTAGCAGTCTTAGAAACAGCACTGGCAGTTCCAGACATCGGATAAAAGATTTTGCTTGATGACTTGAGAAAATAGTTGCTACGGACAGGGTTTCGCCACCCTCATCTCCACCAAGATAGCATTTTACGAAGTGGTATGTTGGGGGATGATAGTTTCGACGTAGGATAACGATATCAAAGAGGAGCAAAGAGGGCGATGACCTACCATCAAACTTTATAAATGCAAACGAAAGTTTCATTGCTGAAGCTATCACATCCTTGGATTTTTCAATGGATCGTGATCTAGTCGCTGCCTAATAGGTAGTGAGGCTTCGGGGTTAGAGGGGGTAAGCCCGGCAACAGAAAACCTCCCACAACAAGGAATGATAATGAAATTGGTAGAAATTGATGAAGGTGCATTTGATCTTATTAATAGAATAGGCGATGCATTTAGATTTGGCAAAGCAAGTGCTAGCAGCAAGATGGATATAGCAAAAGCCAATCCTCCCAAAAAAGACAATTCATCAAAACGAAACAATAAACCAGCCTATAAAAACATATGCGGTAAATGGGATGACCCCAAAACTACTGGATGTGTCAGACAATAAAAACGATAAATAAAAGTAGAGATATTTAAAGGACAATGAATGAAAGTTTATGATTTATTGGAAAACATTGATTTAGATAAGAAAGAAGTTGTACAAGAGGAAGTCCTCGATATGACTGCTGACAATGACGCATGGGCTAGGAAATACTTTAGCGCACCATATGCTACTTTTATGTCACACTACACAAATGAGTCAAAAGAATTAGTCAAAATGTACAATGACTTCAAGCGTGAGTTTGGGGGGAATGCTTTACCAGATTCAGCACATGAAACAATTGCTGAAATGAAAGGCTACCTAAAGTTTGCACAGTCTTTGTATAGACATCCACAACTGTCTGAAGGAAGAGCCAAGCTATCAGATAATGTTCAGTATGCCATCCGCAAATCTTGGGGTGACTATCCAATGTACCGAGATTTCCTTGAATCACTATCTAAGGATATGCGCCGACTGTATAAAAAATAAGGACAGTCAATGGCAGAACAAGAAACCTCATTATCTGTAGGCTCACGCGGTGAAGTAGTAAAAGAGCTTCAAAAATGGCTAAACCAATTTACTAGTGCCAGCATCAAAGAAGATGGCAGATACGGACAAAAGACATCACAGGCTGTAGCTAATTTTCAGCGTGAATCAGGATTAGAGGAAGATGGTATTGCTGGTGTCAATACTATTGAATCTATTATTTCCTACGAAGGAGAGGGCAATGAAGAAGAAGAAAATGAAGAAACTGTCCAAGGGGCAGAAGAAGAAGTTACTCCGACAGCTCAAGAAGAGCCTGAAGAAGAAGAAGTAACACCTGAGGAAGAGGCGGAGTTTGAAGAACCAACTCAAGCTCCTGCTGCTCCTGAACAAGATACAACGCCAGAAGTAACCCCAGAAGAAGAAGCAGAGTTTGCCGCACCAGAAGGCGAAGACCCAACACTATCCCAACAACCACAAGATACTACAGTATCACAGGAACCTGTCCCTGCAGGACAAGTAGGCGATCAACAAGCTGACCCAGCACTTCAACCAGAACAGCCAGAGCAACCAGAGCAACCATCACCAGAGGATCTTGCTACGGCTGCTAGGTATGCCTCATATGCTAATAGGCCCACACCAGCACCAGCACCAACACCTGAACCAGCTCCAGAGGTGCCGCCTGAGATTCCACAAGCTACCCAACAAATTCAGCAGCAAACCGCAGGAAATTATCAAAAATTTCACAAACCGGCACAGGCTAGCACGAATCCTGCAGTTAATACTATAACACCGGCAGACTTCAGCCAAGAAGTGTCGCCAGAGGCAAATAATTCTCAGCCACAGGCGCAGGCTAGCACGGATCCTGCAACTAATACTATAGCACCAGAAGAAGTTCCATTGCAAGGATATAGCTCAAGAGATCAATTTAGAAATGATCTATCACAATCTTTTCTAACACTAAAGAATATGATTAATAGTAATAGTAAAGATGGGATTCAAGAGTTACAAGCCCAGTTAGCTAATATACAGCAGCGGGCACAAGCTAGTGGGCAAGACTTTCCAAAGCTAACAAAGTATTTGTTGGACCTTCAAGGACATGCACAGAAATGGGGAGCAACTTTTGAAAGCAAACAGCCAACACATAGGCCTATACTGACTGAAGATAAACGTGAGCTTAGAGCAAAACGAAAGCAAATGGCTGCTGAAATAATGCAAGAGCTTCAAGACCCAAATAATTATGTTCCTAGTGTAGGAGAGGTACAGAATTTTGTACAACCAACTACAGAAGAGCCATATGATTTTGACAGTGATTATGATCAACAACCAGATCTAGGAAACATAGCTATTGAATGGACTGGTCCTAGTATGAAATACTTGACTAAACTTCATAAATCTGCTATAATGGCTAAAAATGCTGAAGTATGGTATCAACAACAACATCTATTTGATAGAGATAAACATATCGAGCGGTTAAAAGCCGATATGAAATCTGGCGATGGATTAAAACGTGGCAAGGCTAGAGACGCACTCAATGATTTATATGACATAGAAGAATGGGCACAAAAATATTTAGATTCTAATGGTAAATCAATTATTGATGAAGACATGTATGAAGATTTATATGCTGAAGCAGATATCCCATTCTTTATAGAAGAAGGACAAGTATATAAATTCCTTGGTTTGAAAGATCTCTTTAAAGGGATTAAGAAATATATAGATACTGCTAGAAGATATTCAAGAGATATACCAATCCACACGGATCTTATAGATGATTGGGAAGACGGGCTTGAGGAATGGGAAGACATATTTAGCAGGATTGGGCAAGAGACTCAAGAGTGGCAAAATATGAACGATGAGGCTAAAGGTGAATACTTAGCAGCACTCCGAGCAAAAACCAAGTTTGGACTAAGTGATGAGTTTAAACTAACTCCGCAAGAAGAACAAGATCTCAAAGACTTGACTGCTTGGGAAAAGGATTTCGACCAAAGAGTCGCCCAAGACGAACAAGATGAAGAAACCAGAGAACAAGAGGCAGCAGATGCTGCTAAAAATCGTATAGCAAATGATCATGAATTAAATACAGAACTAGTAGCTGATTTAGCTGTAGATGTACAGAACCCAACCACAGATGCTTCTTATATAGCAAAAGATGAAGAAGAGACAGAATTATTAGAGTTAGCACAGGACCACGCTACACGAGTTGTAGAGTTTCTTACAACCACTATCGAAGGTATAGGATGGAGTGAAGATAACGCCCCGTTGGATACGGATCCAAATAGTAAAATGTATGCAGGAATTGGTGAGCGAATCAACAATTTCCATGCCAATCTCAAAAAATATCAAGAATCAGCAAGTACGGAGGACTTTGCGGTTCTAGAAAAAGACTTTGACGATATTGTAACATTGGTGGATGATTACTCAACTACAACCTAAAAAGGTAGTATGCTATTTTGGTATAGTGTGAAGAAGAAAATGAACAAGCGTCTATATAGGAAACAGCAAAGAATAATTTTTCAAAAGAAAGAAGAGCGCAGAGGGCGAACAAGCACTATGCTCTATCGTGCTCTATTTCTTATTGTAGTGCTATTGCTGACTACAGCATTTATAACCCCATCCTCCATTGGATCATCTGATGTTGTTGAAAATCAGAAAGTATATAATATGTCTGAGGAAGTAGAACGATCCTATAAGAAGCAGGAAGCATTGGATGATTTCAGCAGACGAATCAACTCATATGCTAAAGAAGAAATTGATTGTTTAGCGCAAAACATTTACCATGAGGCACGAAATGATATGTTGGCTGGGCAGTTTGCTGTAGCTGATGTAGTCCTCAATCGTGTAGATGATAAGCGGTTTCCAAATACTATATGTGAAGTAGTCAAAGAAGGTCCAGTGTATGAGTCCGCAAAGACAAAACTTACAGAGGATCCAAATGACGCTATTTACTATCCCGTAAAGAACAAATGCCAATTCTCTTGGTATTGTGATGGACAAGACGACGACACACACGAAGAGCTTGCTTGGAGGCAGGCTACTACTATTGCGTATATGATGCTGGGCAACCTAACCTTCAGAGGGATCACTGAGGGCAGCACACACTACCACGCAACATATGTCAATCCACGCTGGGCGAAGACAAAATATCCAGTTGGTAGAATTGGCAAACATAAATTTTATCGCTGGCTATAATTTTTTACTTGACAGAACCTAAACATTAAGCTATAATGAGAATATATGGTAGATTTTGAAACATTGATGTTCATCATATCATTTGGGCCTTTGGTCCTAGTGGTTATACTTGTAGAAGTAATTCTAAGAATTTTATTTAGAGGATCAAAAAATGAAGACAACCGTAAAGCAGGCGCTGACTAAATTCTATAAGAAGTATAATAAGTTCAGCCGCACGACCCTCAAGATGCTAGAGCAGGAGATTGTGGCTGAGCTTGAGCACGATGAGAACAGAGGTGAGATCGGAACGCCATATCACGCCAAGCGAGAGCTGGAGCTGGCATTGGTGAGAAAAATGATCAACCAAAAGAAAAAGACAAAAAAAGGTAAGAAAAAGGCTTGACTTTCCTGCTAAGTGTGCTATAATAATATTTATA